GATACTATTAGTTCGTAGGAGGAATTATGACGGCAACAATAAATGGAATCCAATATATTGGAGGGCAGTATAGCCCTAACGATTTTATACCTAATCAAGCAGCAACAATTGAAGGAACTCAAACTGTAGAGAACGGGGTTCTTGCAGGACCTATTACTTTACCAGGTACAGTTATTATAACAGGAACGGTGGTAATAGTTTAATGAGTAAACTAGAAGTAAATACAATAGCTCCACAATGCGGAACAACTTTAACTCTTGGTGAATCAGGAGATACAGTAACTTTAGGAACAGGAGCTAGTCAATCTGGCTTTGGTCGTACTGGTACAGTAGATTGGCAGACTGGAGATATTAAAACAGGAACTTTTACCGCAGCAGATGGTAAAGGATATTTTATTAACACAACATCTGGAGGTGTAACAGTTAATTTACCAGCAGGTTCTGCTGGAAATATTGTTGCTTTTGCGGACTATACTAGAACTTTTGAAACTAACCCTTTAACAATTACTCCAAATGGTTCAGAAAAAATTGGTGGAGTTGCAGATACTGCAAAATTAAAAACTAATGGTCAATCGGCAACTTTTGTATATGTAGATAGTACAGAGGGTTGGATAAATATTAATGAAACTCAAACTTCAGTTAAAGGAGAAACTTTTTTAACAGCAACAGGTGGAACAATAACTACTTGTGGAGATTATAAAATTCATACATTCACAGGACCAGGAACTTTTTGTGTTTCTGCTCTTGCAGGAGCACCTGCTTGTAATGCAATGGAATATTTAGTTGTAGGTGGTGGAGGAAGTGGTGGTAGAGGTTATTATGGAGGTGGTGGTGGAGCTGGTGGTTTTAGATTTGCTACACCTTCTCTAAATCCTGGTACTTTTCCAGCTAAACCTTTAAATGGTCCAGCATCTCTTACAGCATCAGTTCAAGGATACCCAGTTACAGTTGGTGGTGGCGGAACAGCACAACCATGTACAGCAAAAAATCCAGGTAGTAATTCAGTTTTTTCAACAATAACATCAGCAGGTGGTGGTGCAGGCGGTAATAGACCAACAGGTCCAGGAGCTCCAAATGTTTATGGTGAGCCTGGAGGATCAGGGGGCGGTGGATCTAATCATGGTCCTGGAGGAACACCATGTAATCAAGCAGGAAGTGGAAATACTCCACCAGTTAGTCCACCACAAGGAAATAATGGTGGAACATATTTCGGAGGTGGTGGCGGTGGTGCTATGGCAGTAGGTGCAAGTCATGGTGGAGGAGGACAACCATATGGAGCAGACGGTGGTAATGGTGCAGGATTACCATCAGGATTTGGTGCGAATGGTCAACCTTGCGGAAGTTATAGATATTATAGTGGCGGTGCTGGAGGTGGTGGTGGACCTGGTATACCATCTGGAGGAATAGGTGGTGGTGGACCAGGAGGAGAATGTGGAGGATGTGGAACAGGAACAGCAGGAACAGCTAACACAGGTGGTGGCGGCGGTGGCGGAGGCGGAAACGCCTCTACAGGAGGAGCTGGAGGTTCAGGTATAGTAATAATAAGGTATAAATATCAATAAGGTATGGTAATATAGAATTATGGCATCAACAATAAAAGTAGACAACGTACAGAATCAACCCGGCACTAATGTAATTAATAAGTGTGGAACAACAATTACTCTTGGAGCAAGTGGAGATACAGTTTCTCTTGCATCAGGTGCAAGTCAATCAGGTTTTGGTAGAACGGGAACTGTAGATTGGGATACATCAACTATTAAAACAAGCACTTTTACACCATCAGATGGTAATGGTTATTTTTGTAATACTTCAGGTGGAGCTTTTACTGTAAATCTTCCAGCAGGAAGTGCTGGAGCAATAGTTGCTTTTGCAGATTACACTAGAACTTTTGGAACAAACAAATTAACAATAGAACCAAATGGTTCTGAGAAAATAGGTGGAATAGCAGATGGTGCAGAATTAACTACAGATGGTGAAACAGCAACTTTTGTTTATGTAGATTCAACAGAGGGATGGATAAATATAAATCAATCTGAAACAACTCAAACCGGTCTTCCTCCTTATATAACAGCAACAGGTGGAACTGTTACAACATCAGGTAATTGCAAAATTCATACTTTTACAGGTCCAGGAACTTTTACAGTTAATAATTTAGCTCAAACTCCAGCAAATAATGCACTAGCTTATTTAGTAATAGCTGGTGGAGGAGCAGGTGGAGATGCTGGAAATAGAGGAGCAGGTGGAGGTGGAGCTGGTGGATTTAGAGAGGGAAGAAATAATCCTATAACTCCATACACAGCTAGTCCTTTAGCAGCAGCTTGTTCAGCATTAACAGCTTCAGTTACAAGTTATCCAATAACAGTCGGAGCAGGTGGAGTTGGGAGATGTTCTCCCAATTTAGGAGTTAATGGATCCAATTCAATATTTTCAACAATAACTTCTGCTGGTGGTGGAGGCGGAGGTGGAGAATCTGGCTGTAGTTCAGTCACTAATGGAACTGCAGGTGGATCAGGCGGTGGTGCTGGTAGAGGTGGAGCAAGTGGTAGTGGAGGTTCAGGAAACACTCCCCCAACAACTCCCCCACAAGGTAATGATGGTGGAGCTTCAGGTGGTGCTGCTAATCCCTCAGCAATAGGTGGTGGAGGCGGTGGAGCAACTGCATCAGGAGGACCAGGTCAACCGGGAGGAGCAGGTGGTACAACTTGTATTTCAGGAAGTCCAGTCGCTAGAGGTGGTGGCGGTGGAGCTGGAGCTGGTTGTGGAGAAACACAAAGTTGTGGTGGAGCTGGAGGAGGTGGAAATGGTGGTAGTTATCCAAGCCCAGCAGCAACAGCAGGAACAGTTAATACTGGTGGCGGTGGAGGTGGATCAGCAGATAATAGTGGAGGAAAATCTGGAGGTTCAGGTATAGTAATAATAAGGTATAAATATCAATAATTATGAGTGAAGTAAAAGTAAATAAAATTAGTCCAAGAACAAATTGTGGTACAACCACATTAGGAGATAGTGGAGATACTTTCAATATTCCTTGTGGTTCAAAAATTAATGTAGCTTCTGGAGGAAATATTACAGTTGCTTCAGGTGGAACAATAACAAACAATGGAACACAGACAGGTTTTGGTGCATCAGGAGCTGTTAATTGGGACACATCAGTTAAAACATCAACAGTTACAGCAGCAACAGGAAATGGATATTTTGTTAATACAACAGGTGGAGCAGTAACAGTAAATTTACCAGCAGGAGCTGCTGGTTCTATTGTTGCAGTAGCAGATTATACAAGAACTTTTGAAACTAATAATTGTGTAGTTACTCCAAATGGTTCAGAAAAAATAGGTGGGGTAGCTGCGGCAGCTTATTTAATGACTAATGGGCAATCAGCTACTTTTGTTTATGTAGATAGTACAGAAGGATGGATTAACGTTCAAGAAACTTCTACTTCTGAAACTGGAACAGTAGCAGCTTATGTAGCGGCTTCAGGGGGTACAGTAGCAACAGTCGGAGATTACAAAATTCATACTTTTACAGGTTCAGGTACTCTTACTGTATCCTGTGGAGGAAATTTTTTAGGTTCTAATTCAGTAGATTATTTAGTAATAGCTGGCGGCGGCGGTGCAACAGGTTATAGAGGTGGTGGAGGTGGAGCTGGAGGTTATAGAGAATCAGTTCCCAGTCCTGCAGCTTGGACAGGAAGTCCTTTAGCCAATCCAGGAGGAGCTTTACCCTTATCGCCTGGACCTTCAAGTATTCCGGTTACAATTGGTGCTGGAGGAGCAGGTTCTAATCCAGGAGGAGCTCAAACTATAGGTTCAGATTCAGTTTTTAGTACAATCACATCAGCAGGAGGAGGTAGATCTCCTTCTTCAGCCTCTCCAACTGATCTTGGAAATGGTGGTTCAGGAGCTGGTTCAGGAGGTAGCTCAGCTTGTTCTCAAGGATCAGGAAATACTCCTCCAGTTAGTCCCCCACAAGGAAACGACGGTGGAATTGCTGGTACAAGTAGCGGCGGCGGTGGCGGTGGCGGCGGAGCTGGTGCAGTTGGTGATAATGGTACTCCTGCTAATCCTGGACAAGGTGGTGATGGTGGTGCTGGTGTAACTTCTAATATAGACAATACTCCTACACAAAGAGCTGGTGGTGGTGGATCAGGCGGTGCTGATGCTTCTGGTGGTTCTGGAACTGGAGGTGCTGGAGGAGCTGGTGGTGGTGGTACTGGAGGAACAAAAAATACTTGTAATGCAACAGCAGGAACTGCTAATACTGGTGGTGGCGGCGGTGGCGGCGGTGAAAATAGATGTAATGGACAAGCTGGTGGTAGTGGGCTTGTAATAATAAGGTACAAATTTCAATAATATTTATGTATTGTTTAAAAATTAATTTTACGATATAAGGAGAAATATATGGCACACTTTGCAAAAATAGGAATGAATGGAAAAGTTATTCAAGTGTTAACACTTGATAACAAAGATATGTTAAACGCTGATGGTGTTGAAGATGAATCAGTAGGTCAACAATATTTAGAAACACATAATAATTGGCCTGCACAAATGTGGATTCAAACATCTTACAATACATCAGGTAACCAACATTCATCAGGTGACAATTCAAAAGCACTTAGAGGAAACTATGCTGGTATAGGTTATGAATGGGATGAAGATGATCAAATCTTCTGGCCTAAAAAACCATATGCGTCTTGGGTTAAAAATACAACAGATGCTAGATGGCAGTCACCAATCGGTGATGAGCCTGCTTTAACTGCAGAACAAACTTCACAAAATGAAGCTGGCACTCACAGATGGGGATACTCTTGGAATGAAGCTAATCAGTCTTGGGACTTGACAGACGGATTAGCATAAATTACAACGGTATGTGGTATGCAAAAGAAAGTATTATCTGAAATAGCATTATATTATGGTGATGTGGCAATGCCTAAAAATTGGGACATTGACCGAGATAAATTACAAAACGATATTTTAAAATCACAAATTCAAAACAAACAATTTCCATTTTCAAAAACTTGGGATATGTTGAATACATATATGCGAGATCACATTAATCTCGAATATGGTTTTAATTTAATTAACAAAGAAACTTGGGGTAATATGTATAAACCTCAAGAAACTACAATTCCCTTATTAAATATAGATCCCGTAGATTTACGAAACTCACCAGACTTTACATTACTCTATGGTGTTAATGTTATCGATTGTAGTGTTAGAATACATTATGATCAAAACAGAAGAGCAGGAAGAAGTTGGGACATACCATTAGAAAATAATAAATTTATTATGTTTCCATCAACTTGTATGTATTACTTAACTAATAATCAAAAGGATAGTTTAAATTTTGTACAAACTATAACGTATGAATATATCTAATTATTATTGGTATTTTAAATCTGCCTTAACCCCTAGATTTTGTGATGAAGTAATTAAATATGGATTATCACAA